TATCGTTTACGGACTCATCCAGCCAGCAGTCGGCGCCGATGATGTAGCCCTGCGTTTTCAGGTTGCGCAGTTTGGCGCGAATACCTTCGATAATGTCGCGGGCCAGCGACGGGTTAAGCACGCCATCCACCGCCCACATGTGCGCTTCTGCGATGGTGTCAGCCAGTACCTGCGCGGTGCGGGTGTAGTTTTCAAAGGCAAACAGAGGATCGTCACTCAGGCAGCGGGAACCCCAGAAACGGAAACCGTCTTTGCGGATCAGCGTGGTGACATCGTTCTGGTTCAGCAGCCCCGCATCGGTTGCCGGGTCCTGCAAATCCCAGAACACATCAGCAGAAATGCCGGTGACGCCATTCACGCCCACGTTGGACAGGGATTTGTGCCAGCCGGTCTGTTCGTCAATTTTGGCACGCAAGCCAAGCGCACGGGCTGAAGCGTAAGCCGTTGCGTCAGCATTCAGCACGGTGTCAAAACTGATGAAATCAGGCCAGATCAGCATTCCCTCGCGCTGGCTGAAATTAGCGCGGTAGGCAATGGCCTCCTCTACCGTTTTGCAGCCGTAGGCTGACAGATAGGCGAACCCGCGCAGACTCTGCGCCACGCTCAGCAGCTCAGTGGCAACCGCCTGCGTGTCATGCCCCGGCACGCCCAGAATGCGCGGCTTAACGCCGAGCTGAGACTGCGCAGATAACAGCGCTTTCATGCCCGTTTTTTTACCGTCAGCTGTCACGCCGCCGATAATGTTGGAGGTTGTCTCCGCTTCGGTTTCACCCTGAGCCACGCGCACAACGACGGTCACGGGTTTAGCCTGGTCGGCAATTGCATCCAGCGAGCGGGCCAGCGTGCCGGACTCGCCTGCTTTACCGCTGGCGGTCAGCACATCGGTGAGCAGGACCGGCTTATTGAGAGGGAACACGGACGCATCTGCATCATCGCCGGTACAGACCATACCGACAATTGCCGTGCTTACTGTTGAAATGGGGCGGGTGCCATCGTTGACCTCAACGACGCGCACACCGTGGTGATAATCCTGAGCCATACGGCGAACCCTCCGGTGTTTAGGTTTCGCCCTATGGTGAATTGAATGGGCCGCGCAGACAGCTACGCGGCATTGTTCCCTTAATCACACAATACGCCCGCGCGGATATCCTGAACGCCATGCGTCACGGTGTATCAAACGGGAATGCGGAGGCACTGAACAGTAAAATCAGGTTGCTGAGAATAAAGGCCAGGGGGTACCGGAACAGGGAGCGCTTCAAACTGGGTGTGATGTTCCATTACGGGAAGCAAAAATGGCATTTTAAGCAGCCTAAATACGACTGCTTATTAAATTAAAGGGGATGAACGACTTGAACTTCATGTTGAAAAACATAAGGATCAGACAATAAACAGTATTTATCATCTTCGGGGTAAGTCACAGCAACGTGGTAATCATCACCTGCAAAGGCTTTAACTGAGTCCAGGTCAGCCCAGTAGGTTGCCAGAAAAAAGTGTTCCCAGTTTCCCTGTCGCTCCTGTTTAACGAACGCGCCAAGATTACCTTTAATCCCCTGAGAATGCTTGACCCCAGTTAACTGAAGATGAGCAGCAAAACCCTCAGCGTGCTCTGAAGGCACGCAACCATGCCAAGTCCTTACAATCATTTTTTCGGCTCCATTCATAGTTGGAAAGTTACAATAACTAAATGGCGCGCCAGGTGGAAGTGCTTATAAGTCTCCCACCATGATTGGGGAAGACCCTCATTTATACAGGAGTGTCTGTCCGCTCAGACAATGGCGCCACGGCAGAAGAGGGAAATTTTCGGTACAGCGTGGAGATACCCACATCAAAAATTAGTGCTACGCGCTTCCTGCTTTCCCCTGCCTCAAGGAGTCGCCAGGCCTGCGCCCATTGCTGCTCTGTCAGTTTTGGCCGCCTACCACCAATACGCCCTTGCTGTCTGGCCGCTGCCAGCCCGGCGCGTGTGCGCTCAACGATTAGCTCACGTTCCATTTCGGCCAGGGCGCCCATAACGTGGAAAAAGAAACGCCCCATAGGAGTTGATGTGTCAATGCTGTCTGTCAGGCTGCGGAAATTTACCCCTCTCCCGCGCAGGTCTTCAATCAGCGTAACAAGATGTCGCATGCTCCTGCCTAATCTGTCCAGCTTCCAGACTACCAGCGTGTCACCTTCTGAGAGTGTGCGCAGGACCTTCTTTAGCCCTGGCCGATCTGAGGTTTTTCCGCTCATTTTGTCCTCAAATATCAGCTCACATCCTGCGCACTCCAGCGCATTTCGTTGTAAAGCCGTGTTTTGGTCATTTGTTGACACCCTCACGTAACCGATTTGCATGATTTTTCGCCCTTAAAAAAGTGGTGAATGATGCCACCATTTTATCGAGCATGGTCATTTCTGACTGTACTGCAGAGAATGGCCAACACGGACAATCATGACCGTGGTGGATAAAAAACCTTCGTTTGGGGGAAGCGGCGAAAAGGACTGTTGGAACCGGTGCAAATCAGATACCGGATATGACTGCATTCACATCTGATCTGCGATGGTTCAAATTACCTAGCGGCCATATTGTGCAGGTTTTTTCGGTTGATGTTTACAGCTCGGATGTAGAGGGAACGCCTGCGGTTTATCCAATAGCTTTCCCTTATTCGTTACTGGCTATATCCGCCATATGGGTAGACCCAACGCAGACAGAAGCACCGACGTACAAAATCATCGGTGGTGATCGAACGCTCGCAAAAATTAAAACATCAAAGGCTGGAAAGTACGGGACCATGATTATAGCCATCGGTAAATAACGTTCGTTTGGGAGAAGCGGCAAAACTCGCCGCAGCGAGCGGCGTTTTGTCTAATAGCGGCTGGGCGAAATTTCCATTAATCGGCGGTATTACGTTAATGGTGCAGTGGGGACGATGGGAGGGAGGTGTAACAAGCACTACTTATAAGTGTGATATAACTTTTCCCGTAGCGTTTCCTGCCGCCTGCTTCGGCGTATATTCAAGCGCAGGCGTGAGGGCATCCGATTATGATTATGTGCCAATCTATAGAACTTTAAGGCAAGCTGTTTCAATCGGCTACCCAACGAAAACGGGTGTTAACGCTCAGTTTTTCCTTGACGATACTCTGCCTGGTAATTCCCGTATGTTTACGTGGTTTGCAATAGGGTTTTAATTTCATCCTGTATCTAACCCGGATGTATTGGGTTATTAAAAATAAAGCCCTTACGGGCTTTATTTCACTCAGGCCAATTTTTTACTACGTAACCGTTGTTTACTGCCTCAATGAGAATCCATTGAGGTATCGCAGGCAACGCTATGCCCGGCCATCCCTCACTCTCAGGCCAAACTTTAAACTTTTGCCTTACATCCAAAAGTTCCGCTTGCTGCTCAGAGGTTAATAAAACATTGTTGATAGTGTAATCAGAAACAAGCATCCGATCTGTACTGACGATGAATTCATCCCGCAAAGCGCGGGCGCGTGCCTGGATTTGTTCCGGGCTTTCTTCCACAACGGGAATATCAATCCAGATCGGCAACCCATCTGTTCCAATGCCACGCAGCTTCCCTTCTGGTGGCGTAGCGGAAAATTCGCTAAACACACTATCTTCCACTTCGATTAAATCATTCGGAAGACTACCTGCATTTACATAAGACTCCTTTAAAGTCACGGGATAAAAAGCATTATTTGCAGGGCTAAACCAATAGTTCATAACGCACTCCTTAGTTTGAGCCTCAGATCGTAAGTGCGGTTTCGTAAAATAATTATCTAGCTACTATGTGTGAGTAATCACACAATTTTTTGACGTCAGTAGCCAACAGCGAACCAGTAAACGCTACGTTCAAAAGGTTGTTGCACGCCGTTCACTGTTCTGGCGCACAAAGCAAACGCGCTGGTTTTATCCCTGATAAATCCATTAGTCATAGTTACCATGCTCACATCAGCGGAATCAGTTGTATGGGCCATAGCAACCAAGCATAAACCCCCTACGGGAAATGCAATTGGGAATTTAAAAGAATAATTACTCGCACCGGTTAAAAGCCCCCACTGCAGCAGCATTTTTTTGCCGCCAGAAACGGGAATATATAGCCAGCCATTAGCACCGATCTGTGCGGTGGTAGCCTCCATTTTTGCCGCTTCTCCCAAACGAAGGTATTCGATAATCCCATCCGCTGT